CCTGGTAATGAACACATGGGGGCATTTGGTTGTGACTCTTATGATATATCAGGAACCGTAGATGGACAAGGATCTAAGGGAGCATTACACGGCTTAACCAGGTTTAGTATGGAGGACGCTCCTGCGAACAGCTTTTTTTTAGAGTACTTATCAAGACCACCTACGGCTGAAATATTCTTTGAAGATGTATTGATGGCATTAGTTTTTTATGGTATGCCTATACTTGCAGAGAACAATAAACCGCGTCTTTTGTATTATTTAAGACGTAGAGGTTATAGAGGTTTTAGTATGAACAGACCAGATAAATTATGGAACAAATTATCTGTAGCAGAAAAAGAAGTTGGTGGTATACCAAACTCAAGTGAAGATATAAAACAAGCTCACGCTGCTGCTATTGAAATGTATATACAAGATCACGTTGGTATGAAACAAGACGGAACTTTTGGAGATTTATATTTTAACGAATTATTAAATGATTGGAGCAAATTTGATATAAATAGAAGAACAAAGTTTGACGCAACAATAAGTAGTGGTTTAGCTATTATGGCAAACAATAGACATTTATATGCGCCTAATGTTAAAATTGAAAAACCAAAATTAAACATAAATATTTCCAGATATAGTAATACTGGAACTAATTCACAAATAATAAAATAAATATGGCATATTCTGGTAAAAGTTATTTTCCAAGTCAAACAGTTAGTGATGCTGAAAAGCTAAGCTATGATTATGGTTTGAAAGTAGCTAAAGCTATAGAACAAGAATGGTTTAACGAAGACAGGAGTACTAATAGATATATGTCTAATGTTAGAGATTTTCACAGTTTAAGATTATACGCTAGAGGAGAACAATCAATACAAAAATATAAGGATGAGTTATCTATAAATGGTGATTTGTCCTATTTAAATTTAGACTGGAAGCCTGTTCCAATTATCTCTAAATTTGTAGATATAGTTGTTAATGGTATAGCTGAAAGAACTTACGATATAAAAGCATATTCTCAAGATGGTTATGGTGTTAGCAAAAGAACAGAATATATGGAGTCTATGCTTGCTGATATGAGAACTAGAGAGCTTGATGCTTTTTCAAAACAAGCGTTTGGTATATCTTTAGCTGAAAATGATCCTAATATATTGCCTGATTCTGAAGAAGAATTAGAGTTACATATGCAGTTGACATATAAACAAGCTGTTGAACTTGCTGAAGAACAAGCTTTAAATGTTTTATTTGAAGGCAATAAATATGAATTAATTAAAAAACAATTTTATTATGATTTAACAGTTTTAGGTATTGGAGCTGTTAAAACTTCTTTTAACACTTCTGAAGGTGTTGTTATAGATTATGTTGATCCGGTAGATTTAGTTTATTCATATACAGATTCTCCTTACTTTGACGATATATATTATGTTGGTGAAGTTAAATCTATACCTGTAAATGAATTAGCTAAACAATTCCCACATTTAACAGAGTCTGATCTTGATGATATAATGAAAAATAAAAGTTATAATAGAAATAATTATAACACTAGATATTCTTATAAAAAAGAAGACACTAATACTATTCAAGTTTTATATTTTAATTATAAAACTTATATGAACGAAGTTTATAAAATAAAAGAAACAGGAACTGGCGCTGATAAAATTATACCTAAAGATGATTCTTTTAATCCACCAGAAAATAAAGAGGGTGGATATTCAAAACTTTTAAGATCTATAGAAGTTTTATACGAGGGTGCTTTAATATTAGGTACAGATAAATTACTTAAATGGGAAATGGCTAGAAATATGATGCGCCCTAAAAGTAATTTTACTAAAGTAAAAATGAATTACGCTATTGTAGCGCCACGCATGTATGATGGTAAAATAGATTCTTTAGTTAAGCGTATAACTGGTTTTGCTGACATGATACAACTAACGCATTTAAAATTACAACAAGTAATGTCTCGTATGGTACCTGATGGTGTTTATTTAGACGCCGATGGTTTAGCTGAAGTTGATTTAGGTAATGGTACAAACTATAATCCACAAGAAGCTTTAAATATGTTTTTCCAAACTGGTAGTGTTATAGGTAGATCATTTACTAGTGAAGGTGATATAAACCCAGGTAAAGTACCTATTCAAGAAATAACAAGTGGTAGTGGTGGTAATAAAATGCAAGCTTTAATTGCAAATTACAATTATTATTTACAAATGATTAGAGATACTACCGGGCTTAACGAAGCTAGAGATGGTAGTATGCCAGATAAAAATGCTTTGGTTGGAGTACAAAAGTTAGCCGCAGCTAATTCTAACACAGCGACAAGACATATATTACAAGCTGGTTTGTATTTAACAGCGGAAACAGCGGAGTGTTTATCACTTAGAATATCTGATATTATAGAGTATTCACCAACAAAAGACGCTTTTATACAGGCAATAGGTGTTCATAACGTTGCTACATTACAAGAAATGTCAGAATTACATCTATATGATTTTGGTATATTTTTAGAGTTATCTCCAGATGAAGAAGAAAAAGCTAGATTAGAAAATAATATTCAAATGGCTTTGCAGCAACAAAATATAGAACTTGAAGACGCTATTGATCTTAGAGAAATTAAAAATGTAAAATTAGCAAATCAAATGCTAAAAATACGTAGAAAAAAGAAACAAGAAAGAGATAGGCAATTACAATTAGAAAATATACAAGCACAATCACAATCTAATACTCAAGCTGCTCAAGCCGCGGCACAGGTTGATGTTCAAAAAAATCAAGCTATAACAGAAAGCGAAGCACAATTAGAGCAAGTTAAAGCAGAAATTGAAGCTCAAAAAATGGCACAAGAAGTAGAATATAAAAAACAACTAATGCAATTAGAGTTTCAAATGAATATGCAGTTAAAAAGTATTGAGGTTGAAGGTATGAAAAGTAGAGAAAAAGAAAAAGAAGATCGTAAAGACGAAAGAACAAAAATTCAAGCAACTCAACAAAGCGAGATGATTGAACAAAGAAAAAGTGGAAAACCACCTAAAAACTTTGAGTCTGCAGGTAATGATATACTAGGCGGAG